AAGCCACTGACAGCCGAACAGATCAGCCGGATTACCGAACGCTATTCGGAAAAGCTCTTGCGATATCGGGCCGAGACTGTGGCGCGAACCGAAACGATGGAAGCACTCAATTCCTCGAAACGGGCCGCATATGAGCAGACCATAGCCGAAACCGGCGCGGACGCTGATCTATCGGTGAAACGCTGGATTGCCACCAAGGATAGCCGGACACGCGATCAGCATCGGGCCATGGATGGAATTGAGGTTATCGGTCTGGATGCGCCATTCACTTTGCCGGATGGATCGCAGATGATGCACCCATGTGATACGTCGATGGGCGCGCCTGCATCCCAGATCATCCAGTGCCGATGCACTTATTCGGTGCGTCTGGTCTATCGGGATATGCTGCAATGAGCTTCACCGGTGATATCGAGGCATGGGTTGCCAAAACCCAGCGGCGCATGATTGCTGTGTTTCAGACCAGTGCATCATTTCTGGCCGAAGAAATCATAGAGAGAACGCCGGTTGATACAGGATTTCTCCGGGCATCCTTTTCGACACAGCTTAACAGGCCCGTGCAGATCGGTGACAGCGGGCAAGACATGAGCGCGATAAGCCAAGCCGGGGTCGGTGACACGATCTATATGGGCTTTGGTGCGGTCTATGCCATGCGTATTGAATACGGCTTCGACGGTCCTGATAGTCTGGGCCGCGTCTACCACCAGGCCGGGGCCGCAATGGTTCGCCTGTCAGTCCAGAACTGGCCCCTGCATGTCAAGAAGGCAATTGCCTCGGTTCGATCCTCCGGCGGGACAAAAGCAGCATGAGTACACCAAATATCGATAGTGAAATCCTCAAGGCGCTCTATACCCGGCTTGATGAATGGACGCCGCCTGCGGGCATGAAAGTGGTTTATCCGCTGGAACGGTTCACCCCGACAGGCCAGCCATATATCCGGGTTTCCTTGCTCTACAACACCAAGGCACGGCAGACAATCAACCGGGGCGGCATTCATTCCCTGCCGGGGATATTGCAGGCCACGTTCATCTATCCGGTGCCGACATCGGTGCAAAACCAGATCAGCGAGCCTGTCATGCTGGAACGCATGGGCAGCCTGATCACGCATTTCACATCAGATACAAAAATTCCCCTGCCAAACGGGGGATACATCCGCGTCACCAGTGAGCCGTCGATAGGCGGGCAAATGATCACGGCTGACAAGGTGCAGATGTCAGTTTCGATAAACTGGCAGGTTTTCGACTAACAGAAAGGGCCTAGACATGGCACTATTTGCAGTTGCTGGTAGCCGGATTTACATCGGCCCGCAGAAAGACGATCAGGCCGTGGATTTCGTCCCGGCTGACTTTTCAACCATCGCAGAGGCCGATTGGACCGAAATCGACGGGTGGGAAACGTGCGGCACCATTGGCGACAATGCCGCTCTGATTACCACGGCGCTGATCAACCGTGGCCGTGATGTCAAACAGAAGGGTACCAAGAACGCCGGTTCGATGGAGAACAATTTCGCCATTGTGACCGACGATCCCGGCCAGTTGGCATTCCGTCAGGCTTCCGAGGATAACCGGAACTATGCTTTCCGCATTATCTGGGCGTCTGGTGAGATTGATGCATTCGTTGGCCTTCCGATGACCACACAGCGGCAGGGCGGTCAGGCGAACACCGTTGATCTGATGCAGGGGACGATTGAAGTCAATTCGAACGTTGTGCGCCTTTCCGGTTCATAATCCTCAACAATTCAGGTTTCAGGGCGGGGCGTTTGCCTCGCCTTTTTCTTTTCAGGAAGGGTATTGAATGTTTGATCTCGCGAATATCACCGTTGACCTAGATGCGCGTCCGCTGGAATTGCGCCACCCACAGACCGGCGAAGTCCTGAAGGGCAAGGACGGCAAGGCGTGGACCGTTCTTCTCCACGGTCACGACAGCGAGCAGTACAAGCGCCATGCGCGCAAGTTCCTCAATGAGCGGATGAACGCTGGCAAGAAAAACCTTAAGGTTGAACAGGTCGAGCGCGAAGCCGTTGAGCAGCTTGTCGGGCTTACTGCGGGCTGGAAAAACATCGTTCTGAATGGCGAGGAACTGGAATATTCCACGGATAAGGCGCGGGAAATCTATGCCGATCCTCGCTATAGCTGGCTGCGGGACCAGGTTGAAAGCTTCGCATCTGACCGTGCAAATTTTTTGCCACAGTCGCCAGAGAGCTAATCGAGTTCGCGGAAGCGGCATTTGCAAGGCCGGGGGCTGATCCTGATAAGCTCCCGCCGTTTCCTTCCGCGTTCTCCTATCTCTGGCGCTGGTATCTCGATCTAAGCGCTGCCCGTCCATCATCTGGCATGGGCATATCACCGATCCCATGGGATGACTTCGAATCCTATTCCCGGCTCATGGGCATAGATATGAACTCATGGGAAGCCCGGACACTTCGGGAAATCGATCTGGCAGTCGTTTCGTGGGCGAGGGGTGAGGCGAACAGGCGACAGCCCGGAAAGCCGCAGCCCCAGCAGGTTGTCAGCGAAAGCCAGCCGATGACGCCGAAGCTGTTTAATAGCCTGTTTGGGAAGGGGAAGAAGGAATGAAGAAGAACAAAAAGGCGGACCGAAGCCCGCCCTTCGATGTTGGTGTTATAAATTCAGAGCTTGGCAGCTTTCTTGATCGTATCAAGTCGAGAAGTGATGCGATTAGAAACTTCACCATCTCCCAATCCTTGGCCGATCTTGTAAAAGTGATCAAAGTCTGACGGAGAGAGGACGCCTCGTGCAAGCAAGGTGGCAATCAAAGCATCGATAAGGGCCCGATTGATGGCACCTTCCTTCGCTATCTCTCCACTATTCTCCGCTACTTTTCCGACAAGTTCCGATAATGATTTTGTGATTTCTTGCATTTCAAACCCCCGTTGGTTGTTAACGTGGGCATATGAGACCAGATCAGCGGGATTGGCGATTCAGACTAAAGTAGGAGGTCACTTGTCGGACTTGTCTTTAATCGCCTGCACGTCATCGCGTAGCTCTTTGATCTGGCCGAAAAGAAGGTCGAAAAGGGCTGGCGTCATTACCTCAGTTTCGGTGTCAGAGCCTGTCGTCGTATCAAGGCCATCCCCTTTGACGAGCGATGCCTCTAAACGGGATATGATCTCGGCGGACAAACTGCGCCTGTTCTCAACAGCGTGATGTTCCAACGTCTGCTTGAGGTCAATCGGAATGGCAATTTTAAAATGTACGCGCTCTTTTTCACTCATGGGTGACTTATGCCCATAAAATGGCCTTGACGCCATAACCATTTTATGGGTAAATGGTCATGTAATGGTTATAGAGGGAATTATGAGTAACGATAGAAAACAGTTCAAGATAGCCATTCCGCTTGAAATGAAGCAGTGGCTTGCGGTTGAGGCAGCAAAAAACATGAGGTCTCAATCGGCGGAAATATTGGTGGCAGTCCGGGAACGGATGGAGCGCCAAGAAAACGAAAAGGCCGAGGCGCTTCCAACGGCGTGATCCTCGACCTTTTCTAATTCCACCAAAAAGGAATATGTCATGCATGATAACACACATACCAATTTGATATCAACAGGTCTCAGCCAGTCGGCAGACGGTTCGCCAGTTACGATGACCAGCCGTGAGATTTCGGAACTGACTGGCAAACGCCACGACCACATTTTGCGCGACATCGAGAAGATGATACGAGATATTGACGCCCCCAATTTTGGGGCGGTTGATTTCGAGGCGAAGTATCAGGACGGCAAAGGCGAGTGGCGCAAAGAGTACCGCCTGCCGAAAGATCTGACGGTCACGCTCGTTACAGGCTATCGTGCCGATCTTCGTTACAAGGTCGTGAAGAAGCTGGAAGAACTTGAAGGGCGGCAGGTTGCGCTTGATTATTCCAACCCTGCTGTTGTTCTCGGTGTCATCGGTCATTTGCAAGAACAGGTTCAGGTTCTTGAGGGTAGATCCAATACGCTTACCAGATTGGAAAGCGCTAAAGGTTCAATGTGCATCAGCGATGCAGCCAAGACGCTCGGCGTCCAACGCAAATGGCTTTTCGACTTCATGTCGTCTCGCCGTTGGATTTTCAAACGCTCTGGCAACAAGAACTGGCTGGCCTACGATGACAAGCGTAAATCTCTGCTTCTTGAGCATGATGACCATCTTTATATGGATGATCTCGGCCAAGAGCGCGTTTCTACCCGTGTTCTGGTAACCGCGAAAGGTTTGGTCAAACTGGCCGAACTGATCGAACAACCGTTGCATTGAGGGGAGGGAACTATGTCTAAAACCACTGAGCTCCCCGTTGATAAGGTTGATCGTCTCGCAAAGGAGCTTTCCGCTGCTCTTGATGAGTGGATGGACGGCCAATTTATGGGTGTGATCCTTCCTGCTTCTCGCGGGGGCGATTTTCCGATCATGTTCGGGAATATCAAAAGCCAGAAGGAAGCTATGGAATATCAGGCGCGGAGGGCTGCTTGATGGATTTTCACGATTTAGAAGACCCGATCTGCAACGCTCACAGCATGGCTGCAATTTTATTGGATAGGTTGCACTCTCATTTTACCAAGAGCCACGAAGGCGTCACAGGGAATAGCAATTTTTACTATCTTTCTGATGAAGACGTGGATTGCATTCTGTTTGCAGCAGGCCAATTGAAAAGCACTGTGGGTAAGGTCAAAACAGACTTTTACAAGGCTGACAGTAACGAAAGATCGGCAAAACAGTTGCCAAAAGCAGCATAATAGAGCGCCCTACGGGGCGCTTTTCTATTTGAACAAAAAGGTTCCAACAATGACTGGAATACTTCGCTGTAAGACATGCGATTCAGACGAGATGATTTACACGACGCTACCACTGACTGAGGATACATTAATCAGTTGTGGTGGATGCCGCCGAGGTTTCGCTACTCTGAAAGTTATATGTAAAGCGATTGACGTATCGACAACAAAGATGATGGGACCAGAATACGGTAAGTCAGTTGGCGGCCTGAATTTGCGGTATTCCGGGTAGGCATAAGTTTCAGTCAAACGTTTCTTTTGTTCCGTCTTGGTAGACTATTGCCCATACACAGGTCCGGTAAGTTACATCATCCCGGTTCACCTTTATCATGCGATCTTTGACCGTCACTTGACCGTTCGCAAGAATGGTGTCTCCCGGCTTTACGTTTTCGTCTGTTTCTAAATTCACTTGTCCAAGCGACTTGCCGAGTACATCAGCAAATATAACGCCAGCGTGTATCATACGGTACGCCTTGTCCCCGTTATATTTAACATTTGCTTCCAACAGATAGGGCAGAACCCTACTTTTCTTGTTCTCGATTACTTTCCAATCGATGACGGTGAGTAAATCAGAGTTGCAAGCATTTGCCTGAGTGGCCCACAAGCCCGCAACCATCGCACCAATCAATATCAGTTTCATGCCCCGTCTCCTTTTAGGTGGCGAGGACGATAACTTTCGCCCGAAAGGAACGCAATATGGCCGATGATTTGGCAGCACTCACTATTGCGGTGAATTTTTCTGACGTTGAGGCTGCAAGCCGCGCTCTTGAATCCATGCCAGCCGCCGCATCACGGGCAGAAGGTGCTGTCAGAGGGATAGGAACAGCGTCGGCCAGCACGGGCCGCGAACTTGGATTATTGAGGACTGCGGCGGCATCATTGTTTGGTGCTTTGTCTGTCGGGCTTCTTTTTCAGGTAGCGGACGGCTTTTCCGATATGTCGTCACAGGTCAATCTGGCTGCCGGATCAGTTGAAAAAGGCAGCGCCGTTATGGACCGCCTCAACCAGATTGCGTTTAACACGTATTCCAGTCTGTCGCAGACGGCGAAAGCATTTACCGACAATTCAGCTTCCATGCGTGATCTTGGGTATTCAACGCAACAGGTGCTTGATTACACAAGCGCACTAAACTCTGCCCTTGTTGTTTCTGGCGCTAAGGCCGAGCGAGCCGCTCAAGTCCAGAACGCCTTGTCAAAAGCCATGTCTCTGGGAAAGCTCAGTGGTGAGAACCTAAATACCGTCATCCAGAATGGTGGCGAAGTTGCCGCGCTTCTGGCCGCACGATTCAACACTACGACTGGAGGACTTCTCAAACTCGGTCAGCAGGGAAAAATTACAAGTAAAGTCATATCTGACACACTCATCGGCAATCTTGGCAAGCTCGAAGAAAAGGCCGCTTCAATGCCTGCAACCATGCAGGATGCGGCGACTGGCTGGGCCAATGCAATAACGATCATCATTGGCGCTGTAGACCAAGCGACGGGAGCCAGCGGCGGCTTGGCGCAATCCTTATACGACATGTCGAAAACCGTAGCCGATCAGGCCGCAACCATTGCGCAAGCGTTTATCGTCATGAAGGAACTGGCAGGCGGTGCGATTGATGCAATTGGTAAGGCTCTGTCAGGTACTTTCGGTGACTTTGATAGTCAGTCCGCGTTGTTGATCGCTGGAGCCGGTGCGGCGAGTGCTGCGTTTATCAATCTTGCTTCTGTGGTATCTGGCGTTGTCGTTGCGTCATTCCGGGGATTGTTCGCCCTTCTGCTGTCGAACCCGCTTACCTTGATTGTCGCTGGGATAGGTGCAGCTATTGCAGCGCTCTATATTTTCCGCGATGAAATCAGCCAAATTCTCGGAGTGGATTTCATCGGAGAGGCGAAAAAATCAGCTAACCAGGTCATTGGTGTTTTCGTCGGTGCTTACAATATAATCGTAGAACACTGGAGGAACTTGCCAGCTGTATTCAACATTGTTGGAAAGCAGGCTTGGAATAAGTTCATAGAAGCGTTCGAAGGTGAAAGCCTCTGGATCGAGGCTTTCGGCGACCGTTTTACACTGTTTGATGGTTTGGATTTATCTAAGTTCAAAGCAACAATTGCCGAGGACCAAAAAGAAATTGCGGCAAATACATCTAAAATTATGGGCGATGCTTTATCCACAAATTACGTGGACAACATGGCAAATGGCTTAAAAACCGTTTGGGATAATGCTGGCGGTGCAGCGAAACGCATAGCGGACATTCAGAAGCTACTCGCTAACGACAATAAGAAAAGCCTTTTTTCCCCTGACGAAGATAAGAATGCCGCCAAACTTCGGAAAGCGTACGAGGACCTTCTCCGAACCGCTCAAGACCGTGTCGCCCAGATGGAGCTTGAAGCCCAGCTAGTCGGCAAGAACGCCATTGAGGCCGAAGTCCTACGGATGAAGCTTGAGGCCTTGCAACAGGCCGAGCAGAAGGGTCTTAAACTCAAGCCTGAACAGATTGCCCAGCTTGACGCTTTGGCTGAAAAGTATGGCGAAGTCGCCCGTAAGGTTGCTGAATTGCAGCTCATGGAAGAAGCCACCTTCGACCGCGAGCAAATGTTCCGCTCCCCGATTGATCAGCGGATTGCATCGGATCTGAAACAAGCCGGTATCGAAATGGATAGCGTGGCCGGGCAGGCTTACGCTTCCTATGTCCGCACAACGGAACAGATCGGCATTGCCAAGGATGCGGCGCGGGACTTCGCCGGAACGTTTGTCTCTGATCTTCTGGCCGGTAAATCGGCGCTGGAAGCCCTTACAAATGCCTTGGGCAGACTGGCCGACAAGCTTCTACAGATGGCCTTGGATCAGGCTATTAATTCGCTTTTCAGCAATCTGTTGGGTGTCACTGGCGGAGCTGGCGGCGGTCTATTTGGTGGCTTGTTTGGCGGTAGCGCACCTTTTGCCAATAGCGGACAGCTTGCCAACGGCTTTGCGAGTGGCGGCCTCGGACTTTATGCATCAGGCGGTATCAGCAACAAACCGGCGATCTTTGGTGAGGCTGGGCCGGAGGCAGCGGTTCCGCTGCCTGATGGCAGATCAATTCCGGTTACGCTTTTCGGGGCTGCAAACAGCAATCAGCCGTCTGGTTCAAATGTGAGCCGCACGGTTGTCGAGTTGCGTATGTCACCAGATGTGGAAGCACGGATACTTTCACAGTCCGCAGAACAGTCGGTTCAAATCGTGCAGAGCAATCAGAAAGCGCGTGATGACATCTACATGGCTGGCGGAATGCCACGGTAACGGGGAGAGATAAATGCCTGATCCTATTTCTATCCCGCTGGTCGATTTCGCTTCCTGCACCTTCGATCCGGTCCAGCCGCGCAGTCTGGATCGGATGGAGGGACGTTTCACGGAAGGCCAGACATTCGGAACGCCTTATTGGGTTGCCAGCTATACCACCGGTTGGCTTGAGCAAGACCAGTATGGCCTGATGGATGCATTCATGATGCAGGCGAGCGATAGCGGGCAGGCGTTTCTTGCCTATGATCCGTTTCGGCCCCGGCCTGTAACCTATAATAAGCAGTTCCAGCCCTTATCCGGTACCAAGGCAGCGGGAGGCGTTTTCAATGGCGACGCGGTCCTTTCCCAGATCGGCAGCCCGACATCGATAACTGTCAGCGGCCTACCAGCAGCGTTTCGCCTGTTGCCGGGTGATTATGTGGAAATCCGTAAGTCGCCAACGCTGCGCTCCCTGCATCGCATCATGGCCCCAGCAACGGCGAATGCATCGGGCGTGGTCACGCTGACTATTCGCTATCCGCTGGATATTGGCGTCTTCAAATTGCCCTGCACAGCCCATTTCGAGAAGCCGTCATGTCTGATGCAACTCGATCCGGGCAGCGTATCGGCCCCGAAGTCATGGGGAGACAGGGGCTTTAATTTCACGGCAACAGAGGTATTCTTTTCATGAGCCTTGATCCAGCCGTAGAGGCACAGCTTAATTCCGGTCACATCGCCCGTCTTGATATGATCCGGTTCGATCTTCCGGGGAAAGTCGTCGGCTATCATCGTGGCGGCAGGCCATACACCTATAACGGCCTGACCTATTTTCCGAACCGATACTTGAGCTTTGGCAGCGCCACGGCGGCAGTTGGCGTATCAGTGACCACGCGGACGCTGACATTCTCCAATGTGCCGACCGATAATCCCGATGACGCAATCGCTCATATCGAGAGCTACAATTACCTCAATGCGCCGGTGATTATCTCCCATCTGGCAGGGGTGCCGAATACAAGTGAAGTCCTCGGCGTCCTGTTCTCATCGATTTATGAGATTGACAGTGTGCGGTTTAAGAAAGGTGCCATGCAAAGCGATGGCTCCCGCAGTCTGACACTGGAAATCGATATCCAGCCGCCGGGGCGATCCGCACGAGGATCAACGCTTGCCCGTCGGTCCCAGACCGAACAGCAATATGACAATCTCGCCACTGATACGTGCCTTGAATACGCATCGGTGATTGCAACCGACACAATGGAATGGGGGCAGCGATGAGTCGTTTTGATACCGTTCAATCCGTCCTCAAGGATGAACTGGCAAAGCCCTACGTCTATGGCGAGGCAGATTGTTTCTTCCTTGGCTGCCGAATGGCCGATGCACTCAATCCAGAATTGGGTTTGGTCGATAAATACTGGCGCTCATACAAGACGCTGAGAGGCGCACAGAGAGCGTTGCGCAAGCGGGGACATAAATCCCTCACCACGTTCTTTGCCTCGCATCTGGATCCCAAATCGCCAGCAAGTGCCATGTTTGGCGATCTGGCTGTGGTTGTTGTCGATGGCGGCGAACACGTTGCCATTTGTCTTGGTGATCGCTTCACCAGCAAGACGGCACAAGGCGCTGTTCATTTCCGACTGGCTGACTGCATAGCCGCTTTCACGCTCTGACCTTCTGATCAGGATTAAATCATGATTTTCACTGCTATCGGCGCAGCCGTAGCGGGTGCGCTTTTTGGCGGCTCGCTTCTGGCTGCGTCTGTGATTGCTGCGGGTCTGGCCTATGGTGCGCAGATCGGCCTCAGCTACTTGATGGCGAAGAAGCAGCAGAAGCGCGCCTATGCAGCCGTACAAGGTGAAGTGCAGTATGGTGCCAACACGCCGGATAACACCATATTCGGAACCTGTAAGGTCAAAGGCCACCGCATCTATTATGCGAAATGGGGATCGGGCAACAAATACAATGCCGATGTGTATGTACTGGCAAACGGCTGGTGTGATGGGTTGGAGCCGTATGTCTATTTCTACGGCACAAAGCAGATGCTGGTTGATCGTCCGAAGATTGGCAATGAGGTTGCTCATTTTGGTGTTGCCGGTTTCGATGATCTGATTTCGATCCGTTTCTATGATGGCAGGCCGGGGCAGGGCGTTGATCAGAAGCTTGTCAACGATACAGTGGGCCTTGGTCGCCGGTGGAAGCCGACAAGCGTCTGTGCAGGCCTGACCTATGTCGTGTTTGAACGGAAATACGATGGCGACAAGTTCGAAAAGGGCGCACCTGATATTGATTGGGTGCTGCGCGGACTTCGCCTTTATGATCCTCGTTTTGACAGCACCATTGCAGGCGGTTCCGGTCCGCAAAGGCTGAATGATGAAGCGACATGGGTGTTTTCCGAAAACCCAGCCGTTCAACGTCTGAATTACCAAATCGGCCTGCGCGGTCGCCTGTCTGATCGAACCCTGATCGGTGAAGGAAAGAGCATCGGGCAACTCGATCTGTCTTCCTACATCGCGTCGATGAACTATTGCGACACAATGCGATTGGGAAAGCCGGTCTATCGTTGCTCGATCTATGTGACCGCCGATGATGACCATACGGAAGTTCTCAACCAGTTTGACGATGCCATGGCAGGCTTTGCGCTCAACAGGCGCGGCCTGTCTGGTGTCATCGCCGGTGCGCCACAGGTGCCTATCCTCACGATAACGAGCGATGACATTCCGGCTGATCGCGGTGCTGATATCCAATATAGGAAATCTGCATTCTCGCTCTACAATATGATGTCTGGTCAGTTCACCTCGCTTGACGCGATGTATAACCCGGAGAGCCTGAAACCGGTTCTGGTGAATGCGGATATTGCCGCTGATGGCCGCAAGCGCCAGATCGCTTATGACTTCCTCCAGGTAACGGATTCCGACCGGGCGCAATACCTTCTGAATATCCGCTATCGCCAGCAGCGCTTGGGTGGATCGGTGACGCTTCCAGTCAGTCGCCGTGTCGGTTTGCAGGTCATGGAAGGCGAATGGCTTATCTATGACAACCGCACATGGATGGTTTCGGAATGGCGCTGTGATGAACAGTTCCGCATAACGCTGGGTCTAACGGAAACCAGCTCCGACATCTATTCTGATGCTGGTATTGATCCCGGACCGATTGTCCCGCCTGCGCCGCCACTGATTAATCCCTCCCTGCTTTCGACGGTGCAGGGCTTCAATATCGAAGTCGGGACGATCAAGGGCGCAGACGGCTTTGAGCAGCCGGCGTTGCGCTTTACGTGGACGCCGCCAGAAGACCCGACAATCACGGCTGTCCGGTTCTTTTATCGTGTCGCTGATGAAAACGAGATTTTCGAGGATCAGTGCACCGAACCGGAAGCGGGCGTCTACATCACCGGCAAGAATGTTCAGTCTGGGCGCTTCTATCAGGGCAGGGCGACGATCACCACTGTGCCGGATCGTTTCAAGACGTTCACACCTTGGATGACGACCGTCACCGCGACAAGCATGCAAAGCGTCGTAATCGATCTGGAGCAGACAAGGGATTCGCTAAAGGACGTTCTCAAGAATATCCAGCGGATACATGATACTGCCGATGATCTTTTAGAGCGCCTTGCGGCTGCTACGGCAGTTGGGGCAGGGCAAAACTTCAATACCAGTGCGGTCGTCGTCAAAACGCAGAACGCCTTGGCTGCATCGTTTCTTGAGCAAAAAGCAACCATCACGGAGATCGATGGTGAAGTCACTGCCATTGCGGAAGCAATGCTCGGTGTTGAAGCCATGGTCAACAATGTCTCGGCGGGCGGCCTGATCTCATTCAAGGCGCAGGTTCCGCCACCGGCTGGCGTTCTATCCGAAATAGCCATCATGGCCCGTGCCACGGTGAATGATGACTTCATCCAGTCCGGCATGGTCATTCAGGTCTATCTCGAAAACGGCGTCCTCAAGAGCCGCATCGTCAATCTGGCAACTCAGTTTGTGATCTGGGACGGTTCAGCTCGTAACCTGCCATTCGTCTATGAGGATGGAACGCTGAAACTCAAAGATATCAGGCTCGCAACCCTGTTTTTCGATCAGCTTCAATCGACCAATGGCAAATTCGTTATGCGTGGTTACGGAAATTTTGCAGATATGAGGTTGTGGTCATGACGCAAACATTCATCGGTTACAAGCCGGGTGTAGGCCCTGTTTTGAAGTGCCTCAAACATGACGGCGACGATCCGCTGACGTTGGCGAACAATGCATATGACCGTTACATCTTCAACTCTGAAAACCAAGATCTGTCATACGTCTATACGCAAAACCCGTTCGAAATCAGCTGGAATTCATCGAACGCGCTACCGGCCTCTTTCGACTTCTATCCAACCTCGGCAGGACCAACAATATCAGGATCGTCCTCGACATCGAGCACAGCGTTCCACACTATTCATGCATTTTACCGGGCAACGAACATGCTGCCCGGTATTGGCTATCCGCCCTTAATGGAAGTGAGAAGCAAAAACCTGCAAACTGGAAGGTTTTCTGCTTCCTACTGGCGAAGAACGCAATGGGGGCAGAGCGGCGCGCCATATGAGGTGGAAGCTTACCAGTATGAATATCAAATTATGCGTGTTTCCAGTTACATCGGTGACACATCGCAGCAAACGCTACCGAATACATACAATGGGCAGCTCTACAACAGTTTTAGCAGAATACCCATTGGAGAATGGATTGTCCCCTCTCCGGGGAACTGGGTTTACAGTGATGGACGAGGCTGGAAGACAGACTTCTTCAATATATGGGATTTGCCAGCGAATAATGCGCCTATGCGTTCCTACTCATACGCTCCGGGCCTTCTTTCGTTGCAAGCTGATTCCTCCGGGTTTGTTCTCTCGAGACCTGGTTTCGATATTTACTCGACATCGCCTTTCTCAAAGATAATCGATAGCAACAAGGCGCCAAGTCTGTGCATCATGGCAGACGTGATCAACGGTTTGGCAAACGCTAATCAGGTAACGCTGACGCCACCACCGGGTATTATTCTTTCTGAGTCTGCCGTCCTCGATTTCATGGTGCGTGTTTCCGGTGCACAGTGGCAAGTGCCGGGCTTGATCACCGACACGTCAGCACTCGGTGTAAGGGGGCTGGAATACCAGATCGTCAATAATTCCATCGTGGTCTACAACAATGGCGGGGACACGCTGGATTTCCGCTATGTCGTGTTTAACACGGATAGCAGCGGCACATCGACCGGTGGTAGCCAAGTCATGTTTTCCGCGAATGATGGAACGCAGGATTATTTTCAGATTAAAAAACCTGGCACAAGCGACCCGGCATCACGTCCGAATGACATCCTGTTCGACACTCGGTTTCCATCGTTCCAGATCATCAATCAGGGCTTCATACCGCTTAGCAGCTTTTCAGAAGCTTCCGCGATGGAAAAACTGACACTGGGCAATGTGAAGGCGACAATCAATTTCGAAAATCATGGCTTCATACCATATCTAAAGTTTGCAATTGTTTTCCCGAATTGCTGCACAACGCCTTATTATAATCGAGGCACCTTTTCCGGCAATTCCGCATCCATGTCCAACAGGTCTGGAGTGGCAAGAATGGTGAACGACAATTCTGTTTCATTTTGGCTGTCACCGGGAAACTGGTCGTTCATGGATAGCGACGGAACGCGAGGTGGTGTGCCTGATCCGATAGGCATCCGCTATTACATTTTTGGAATTACCCCAAAGTAATCCAACACAACCGCAGAAAACTTTGCAATCCGCCTCAGCGCGGAAAGGAATAGTCATGGCCTATCAGGATCAATTCTACACGGTGGGGACGGCTTCGGTCACGAATGGCTCGCCATCAGTCACCGGCAGCGGAACGGGTTGGGAAACAGCTTTAATCAGCGGCGGCGTGTTTTATGCCGGTGGCGGTGCCTATCCCATCCTTACGGTCGAGAATGAAACATCGCTGACGCTGGCAATCCCATATACGGGCGCGACCGGCTCTGGACTTTCCTATGCCATCGACAGGCAACGTGCGGCGGCGATCTCAAATATCGCCATGAATGACCGGCTGGCTCAGATCATTCGGGAAATAAATGTCGGGAATATCGAGGAGATTAACGGCCTCGAAAACATCGATAATCTGATCGAGTTTGCGGCGCTTCAACTCGCCGCCCGCCAAATCCTCCAAACCGATCAGAACGGCGCGCTCAAGGCAATTGCGCTCGCGGCTAACAAGGCCCTTGTCACCGATGCCAACAAGGACGTGCAGCAGATCGACCTTGGCACACTTGGCCGTGCGTTGCTGGCGCTGGCAACCGGAACAAATGCTCAATATGTGCAGGGCGACGGTACATTGCAGGCAAAGGCGGCTTTGCCAGTCAGCACGCCGATGCAGACGGCGCTGAACGACAAACTTTCCAAAACAACGGACGATTTCATAGACAGTTCGAAAAACTTCAGAGGTCCGGCAAGTCGCCTGCGATTTGCTAATGGTGAATATTCCAACGCTTTTGAGATATTTGGCAATTTAGGTGCCGGAAACACAAATTTTGGCCTTGTGATACAAAGGACCGTTGGTGGCCCTATAATGACCATTGGTAGTGGTAACAGCTATGATGTCGCCGTTAGTGGAACCTTATCTAAGGGTGGAGGTACGGCTCTTTTTGATCATCCGCTTGATCCACTCAATAAAAACCTTCGTTATGGCTTCACCGAAGGTCCGCGCTATTATCTTGTTCATGTTGGCGCGGCTCAATTGGTCAATGGTCACGCTACCGTCGATCTGGATGCTGAATTCGGAACGTCTCCCGGCACCTTCGCAGCGGCTACGCAGAAGGCATTTGTTACCGGCCTCAACCATCAAGGCAGTACCGACCCGGTGTGCAATTCACCGATAGAGGACGGCATCTTCGAAATCACCGATCCAAAGGGCGGGAGCGGTCTTGTCGTATGGACAGTGATTGCCGAGCGTGGGGACGCTTTTGTCCGTAATCTCGATCCAAATTGCGAGCGCGGCACCGGTCGCTTCATTCCCGAATTCGATAAGCCCGACTACGTGGAGGCAGACAATGGCTAATGCGACAATGCAAGTGATCGATGAAGCACGGCGCGGCACAAAGGGCTTTCCCATGTATGCGGAAGCCCTTGGCATTGAGCCACCAATGAAAACGGTTCCGGTAGAAAACGATCAGCCACAGACTGATCATCCGGGTTTAACTTTGGCAGAGTATGCCGCTGCAAAGCGATGGGAGAAAGAAACCGGTGGTCTTTCAATTAGTGGCATGAACATCGCAACCGATGATCGATCAAAGGTGATGATTTCTGGTGCGCGCGTTGCTGCTATGGCTGATCCGAATTTCACCACCTCTTGGAAAGGTTCAGACGGAGAATTCGTTCCGATCGATGCTAATGCAGTTATTGCAATCAGCGATGCTGTTCTTGCCCATGTATCTGGATGCTTTGCTATTGAGGCAGAGGTTTTGGCTGGAATTGAAAGCGGTGCCTTAAAAACGATAGATGAGATCGACGCAGCGTTTTCCTGACCGTTTCCCCAACCTAACCGACGCGCCGCCCTTGAGGCGGTTTCTTTATTCCTAATAGAAAACCCCGGCACGTCTCCTAAACAATACCGGGGCTGCGCAGAGCCAGCAAGGGGCATTAGCTGGTTGCGCAATCACCCAAATAGTGCAGGTGATTTAATCGGAAAGCGGGATTAGACTAAAGGCTTATGCCCGTCACGGCGCTTGCCGGTAATGTGGTGGGTGTCGGCTTATGCGTCCTCTAGCAGTTCATCATATTCGCCAAGAGACAAGGCTTCTTCGTTATATTCTATGCCGAGTGCTTCAATCTTTTTACGCTTTTGGAATAGCGCAAATTCGATTTCAGCATGGTCCATTGCCTCTTTTTTGATGAAATCCTTGTAGCCATCGAAAACGGGATAATTGTTCAGTGTAAGAAGCCTGTCCAACTGATCATGAAGCGACTGCATAGTCATCTTCTTTTGGGCGAGTGCGGTTGATTCAGCGAACAGAAGGAATTGCTCGGATAGAAGATGAAGGCGGTATAGCTCTTCTTGCTTAAGATAATTCTTTCCGACCTGTGCATCTTTCAATGTCGGCTCGTCTCCCTCCATACTTAGGAGGCCAAGATTATCTTCGTAGTGATCAGCGCGGTCCAGAATGAGTTTTGAACTCGTAAGGCCAGTCACAGCGTGATGGAATTTATCCTGCAAAAGCGCATAAAACTTCCTCACTTCCTTGGCAGATGGGTCATAATCTGATGAGGAAACCTTGAAGCACTCACGAACCTTTGCATAGACCTGCTTTTCAGAGGCTCGCAATGCACGGATTTCGGCGGCAAGCTTATTCAGCTTCTCCGGGGAGTCCCGGAGAGCCTTTTCATTGATGACGTAGCCTTGCTCGAGATAGGTACGAATTATGTTCGTAGCCCATTTCCTGAAAGCTGTAGCTTTGGTCGAACTGACCCGATAACCAACTGAAATGATTACGTCCAGATTATAAAGGATGGCGGGTCTACCAGTAGTTGTTTGCACTTTTTGCAAAGAACCCTTTTCGTCCAGCTCGCCCTCATCAAACACATTAGCGATGTGCCGAGAAATCGTTGATACGTCTCTCTCAAATAACCTCGCTATATCGTCTTGAGTAGCCCAAATCCCTTGAGTGTCGACATCAAAGCCAAGGTCTATCAGGTTTTTATCTCCATCCTCATACTGGATGGTACTCAAATCGCTTTTCTTTGTGTCGCTCACAGAATCACCCCGTCCATAGATTGCTATGGATGATGCTACCAAAAGCATAGAACGTCCACGGCCCTGCAATCGCGGGGCCTTTTCTTTTACCTGAAAGGAACTGACCAATGGCCAAGGGAACCTTCGCCAAAGCGATGCCGCATGTCTTCTCGGAGGAAGGTGGTTACGTTGACCATCCAAAAGACCCCGGTGGCGCCACTAATCTTGGAATTACGATTGCCACACTATCGGCATGGGACGGCAAAAAAGCCTCAAAGGCTGATGTGAAGGCTCTCACCAAGAAGAAAGCCACCGATATTTATAAGGCGAATTATTGGGATAAGGTGGCTGGTGATGATCTGCCGGCCGGCGTCGATTATGCCGTGTTCGATTTCGCCATCAATTCCGGTCCAGCGCGCGCGGTGAAGATGCTGCAAAAAATCGTTGGCGTGGATCAGGACGGTGTTATCGGAGCGAAGACACTTGCAGCAGTTCAGAAAATGGCCTCTGACAAGATCGTCAATGCGCTTTGCGATTCGCGCCTTGCGTGGTTGAGAACTCTTTCCACGTTCAGGACCTTTGGTAAAGGCTGGACGTCTCGCGTGTCTCGTGTCAGGTCACGATCCCTCGCTTTCTCGCGTGACAGCAATCCAGCGCCCTCCAACATCCCGACCGCGCCAACAGGGAAAGCCGTTCAGGCTGATACCTCAATCACAGAAGTGTTGAAGAAGCCGGAGGCATGGGGACCCCTCGGAGGTCTCGTCACTGGCATTGGCGCGATGACAGACGGTACAGGCCCGATCCAGTGGGCGCTTGCTGTCGCTATGGTGGCGCTCGTCGGCATTGGTGTCTGGTTCTTCATCCATAGGGTGAGGAAAGAGGCATGATCTGGGCCGCTATTCCAACATGGCTGAAATACGCGCTCGCTGCCCTCGTGGTGGCGATTTTCATATCTGCCGGAGCTTATCACTTCGGCAAGCAGAACGGCTATCAGCGGGCCGTTTCTGAACAACTTCAAGAAAGCATCAAGGCGGAACGCGAAAGGGCGAAGGACGATGCGAAACTACGTGGCTTATCGGATTATGATTTTTGCGCTCTTGCCCTTCGCCGTCGCGGCTTGCCAGTCGAGCGGTGCGACGAGTTGCGCCGGGTGGCGACAGAATAATCTCAGCGCGGATGGATTGATCGCTCTGACAAGGGTCGATCGACCCGCAGCCGAGCGCGTTGAGGGTAATGACGAGAACGGCAAGCGCCAGGGATGCTGGAAATAATGATTGAAGAATCGCGGATGGCGAACCGCTTCAAAGAACTCGACCCCAATGTACAGGACATGCTTTCCAAGCTGGAGCCTTCAGAAGTCGAAACCCTGAAATATCTCGTCACCATTCCCCGTGATGAATTCCGGGGCGCGGTCAAGATGTATCGCGACTTCAAGGCTGTGAGCAGCTTCATGCGATGGCTGATCATTACAACCCTCGCGGTGTTCGTCGGCGCGGTCAGCCTGGGCGAGCAAATCATGAAGCTTCTTGGATGGATGAAAGGGCCACCGACACCATGAAAAGGTTATTGGCAGTTGTCATTCTCGGTCTGGCCGCACTCGGTGCCGCTTCGCTTGGTGTGACGATCAGCGATAGAAAGCCACCCATCGTTTTTGATGATGCGCGCGCTCTGGCTTCCAAAGCCGTCCAAGGCGGCGAACTGGAGGTGCAATTCACAGTGCATCGCTTGCGCGTGTGTGATCTCGAATCAAAAAGATGGCTCACCGATGCCCAAGGGAAAATCCACGCCATATCCACTTATACCCGTGGCGAACCCTCAGACGCATGGGCTGAAACTTATAAACGATCGATCACCATTCCAGAGGGCGCAGCACCGGGCCCGGCTTCCTACACGATCGACCTGTCCTATAGCTGCAATGTGTTTCATAGGCTTGGCTGGCCTATTCATGTGTCATCGCCGCCGATACGGTTTGAGATTTTGCGCAAAGATTGA